CGGCTACGAAGGGCGTAAAGCCGTCAATCGGCGTAAATCCAATAAGCATCTTGCTGTTTCTGGTCGCCAATCTGAATCTAAGAGTATTCACCAGGGTTGCATCCCCAAGGTATTCGTCGAGCCAGGTACCTATGTTTATCCCCTTGGGGTCCTTGAAACCAAACTCCATGCCCTCAAGTATGGTCTGGTTATTGCTGAACTGTGTATAAGTCTTGAAATCTACCCTGGTTCTGGTGTCAGGGAATATAAAACTCTTGGCCGTGAAGCCATTCTGCATACTGTAGTTGATGTATCCCTCTATGCTCTTGGTCTTCTTTTTGAACTCCTTAGGCATCATTTCCCAAACTGCAGCTTGCTGCACCTTGATGCTCGTGTCTTCATTCTGACTGAAGCATACAATGTGCCCGTCCATGCTTTCCTGGACGGCCCGCATGACCGCCTTAGCGCAACCCGTAGTTTTCCCGCTTCTGTTCCCCCCAAGGACCAGCGCTTCGTCGGACGTCTCCATTGCGTCCTGGATTCTACTCCAGCCAGCTAGGTTGAACCCGTATCTAAGCGGGTCATCTATGCTGGCCTGGATTCTTTCTTCGTGCTTTTTGTGCAGGCCCTTGAGCAAATCTGGGTCCTTGTCCCATAGTTTAACTATTTCTGCGTCCGTCAACGACGGCAGCATAGGATGCTTAGTAAATATTAAGGACATTATTCGTCTCCTTCGTCCCAGATGACCTCCACGGAGTCATCCCTGAAGTCCAGGGCAGCCTCTCGCATAAGCATCCTGGCTACAGAAACAGTGGTGTAATCGGACTGAACTTCACCTGATTCGTCCAAAACTATAATCATGTAATTCGGGTAATATTCCCCTAGAATTTCTTTTAGCTTACCTAGAATCTCTTCGTCCATTAAGCATCCTCTTCCATATCAATGACTTCTGCTTCTTCGGCTAAGGCAGCCTTGACCTTGGCAATCTCCTGGGCGTAGTCCTCGTCAGAGAAAGCCTTGCGCTCCTCAACTATACTGGTAGCTTCGCCCCGAGCCGTGAGGGCTTCCCTGCTGGCGTTGACCTTCGCGATCGAGAGCTCCTTGAGGTCCTTGAAGGACACCTGCATGTCAGGGTCATTCTGCATCCTGTCTCGGACCTTCTCTATGAGGTCCTCCTCCAGGCTGGACATCTGCACGTAATTCCTGGCAGCCAGCTTTCCCCCGAGTTCCTTGAATTTCTTTATGCTGTCCGCGAACTCCACCATGATGTGCACAACGGTATTCCTGGGAATCTTGTAGTGCCTGACTATTCGAGTCTGGCTGTTGCCAGTGCTAAATAAATAAAGCACCTTAGCTACCTTTTCTGGGTTGTGCCTAGCCAGGGACTTAACCTTTTTGACCTGCATCTCCTCCGCGTATTCCTGAACGGCGGACCTAATGTCCAGCATCAACTCTTCCTCTATTTCATCAAAGGCGTTTTTTTCTTCAGTTTTGGGCTTGACTTCTTCCATTTGGATACGTAGGACTATCTACCTGTGTTATAATACAGCACAGAAAGCCTGTCAAGGCTTTTCAATCATAGTCCCTAGGGTAAGCCCATTTGCGGTGCAAACGACCCTACAGATAGCATCTGATGTGACATAAAACGAACGCAGTCCAGCTGGACCAAGAACTAATAGGAATATTGGATCTCTACCTGGGCTATAGGTCGGTTCCCCTGAATACATGAAGGGAACCAGAAAATAACGCTGCAGTATTATGGATCACTCTTCGATAATACCTAGTCCGACAAATAAGTCTACTACTGCACGCTTCGCTAACAGCGAAGCTGTATCTAAAAATCCATGCTACAATAACATATGTCCACCAATAAAGAAAGAATCGCTAAACTTAAAGACAAGGCCTACCAGGCCTTACCAGCTCAAAAGAAACGTAGAGCACAGAGAAATAAAGCTAGAAGAGCAGCTATTAGACAGCACGGTAAAGCCGCCCTCAAGGGCAAAGACATAGATCATAAGGATGGTAATCCAATGAATGGATGCAAATCCAACCTTAGAGTAATGTCAGTTAAGCAGAATAGAGGAAGAAACAATCGATCCAAAAAGTAAAAGAACCCCCATGAAGGGGTTTTTTTTTACAAGGCAGTGAATGTATTAATAGATTTTGATCTATTAAAATTGTTAGACACCCCCACCCCTTTGTTGTTTGCTGAGCTGATGACAGCCAGCACTGCACAAGTATGTATCTTGTAGATATACAGCATACTTGCTTGTGTTTTAATGGCTATCATCTTGAAAGTTAGAAGCGCAGCTAATACTGGATTTGCCCAGTATTAGATTGGCTACTACCGTCTGACTGAGGTCAGAATTATCTTGCTATTAGCGATACTAATACTGGATCTGATCAGTATTAGATTACTACCTAAGTTGCAAATGGAGCAAATGATGTCTCGACTCTTTTCTGGATCGATGAAATAATTTGATCAGCCAAGGTATTCCGCCAAGGCGCTAACAAAACAAAATCAAGATCATGAAAAAATACACAATAGAAGTATCTGAGTCCGTCAAGAACGCTGTCGTCGAGGCTGTTCAATCTGCCTACAAGAAGGCTCAGCAGGTGCCAATCACCTACAACGATGACGTCTCATTCGAGGAGTGGGTTCGAGTCAACGAGCCAGAGCTGACCCGCTTGAAGGAGAGCACACTGCTCCGCTACGAGCTTGGCTTTGACTACGCTTGGAAGTTGGTCGAAGAAGAAGATTCTGCTGAATAGCAATTGTTAGCTGACCTGCCCAGAGAAATCTGGGTGGGTCTTAACACTTAACCTATATATATGGAAATTATACGAGAAGTTGATGTCATGGCGGACGTGCTGTGCAGTTGCCATCTGTCCGACCTAGACGAGATCCGTGCATGCTCTGCAATTGCAGGCTACACGAAGCAAACACTGGACAATCTGGTTTACTTCAAGACAGGCTACCACACACTAGATCAGTATCTAGAGTTCGAGGACGACGTAGATATCTAGTCAGACCTGCACAAGCTCCGCCAGAGATGGCGGGGTTTTTTTGTGTCTATGCACCTAGGCTATATATTCGAACGGGGGGAGACAGAGGGGAGAACTATGATAGCTAGATGCACAAAAAACTATTTATAGTTAGTTGCAAGAGCAACTAGTAGTTTTTCTACATCTAGCTGTCATCATTAGGGGGACTTATACCGCACTGATTTACAATTCGCTCATTTACTGCATACACTTGAGGTCTGCTTTCTTCTTCTAAAGGCTATTGCATTCTGATACACTCGACTTGCACACGTTGTGCACACATAAACCAAACCAAATCAAGAACATGAAAATCCAAATAAACACAGAAGCAGAACTCGACATCGACGCACTAGCAGACGCATTAGATTCAACCCTCGACTGTAAAATCGACGGGTTCGTCTCCGAACTCGATCTGTCCGACGAAATCCGCGAAGCCGTGAGTGATCAAAGCTTTGATTACGAAATCACCAGCGCACTGGATGACTTCGACTTTTCCAAGGTCGACGAAATAGATGAATTGCGCGAGAGAGTCGGAGAGATAGAGGGCGTGATCAAGAGATTAAGCTTTGCGCTTCCGAACAAGGCATTTGATCAGCAGGTCGAAGTGCACCGCCAACTTCAAACTAGGTATGACGACCTAGAAAAAAAGTTCCGCACGCTTTCGGGCTTAGACGAAATCGAAGAAGATTGCCCATAGAATTTGTTCAATGGTTCAGGTGGCGGGGTTTATCCCCGTCGCCTTTTTTTCAAAAAAAATTTATTCAATAAAAACCCAAACAGAACCCGAGAGAGGGGAGACTTAAATGATAAAAATTACAGATACAACCGACCGCAAGATTTTCAACAGTCTTGACAGATGGATCCAGCACGCCAACCCGAAGCAATGGAAGGCGGGGAAAGTGTGGTATTCGGAAGCGCAAAACTGGTGCAAAGATACCGCAAACGAATTCAAGATCGACCCATACAAAGTCGCAGGCGTTCTGTCTGCACTTTCGCCGAATAACAAATGGGAGAGAAACAAGCAGGACGCATACAGCGTGATCAATGCGCACTGGTATGGATCGGATGCGGACTCCGTCAAGTGTTGCACTTACAATGCGAACAAGTTGAAAGCTTTTGCCATACTGGCGGACAAGGTTTCACTGTCGGAAAAGTCACCGAAAACGCACGCCTTCGCTATGAACGTAGGTTTGCTTTCTCCTGATCACATCACGGCGGACAAGTGGCACATTCGCGCTTGCCTAGTTCGCCCAGAACAGGGCGTGACGGAAACCGCCGAGAGTTGCACGTCAGCGCAATACCGCCGAATCGAAGCAGTGACTGTAAAACTTGCGCACGCTTACGAGCTCAAGGGATACGAAGCGCAAGCCATCATCTGGTGCACAATCAAGGACACTTGGAATAGATAGAAACGAACCCTAGTCAGTAATTCTGGCTAGGGTTTTTCTGTGCGTCAGCAATCATCAACAACAGAGAGGGGAGACCAAGACGGGAGACCCAAATTTTATTATGAAAGAACACAAACAATACAGCAAGACAACTACCGAGCATCTCACACTAGAGAACTCGTTTGGAATACTAGCGGAAGATACAGAAGTCAGACTCAACTGCACAGTCGGCATTAAAGACAGCACCTACGGATGGTTTGAGGTTTACGACGAAGAGACTGGCGGAATCGACTGGCACGCCGAAGGCGGTCTCTGGTTCGACAATGGAGAAGTCACCGATTACGACGGGGTCTTCGCTTTGCCATCTGGCGTCATTGAGCTACTGAATGAAAAGGGCTACAACACAGAGGAGGTGGCAGTATGAAGGAGACAATGCTCAGGGCGACAATCGCCAAATTGGACATCGAGGTGCAGTCAGCACTCGACGAAACAGAACCGCACGATTACTACGAGAGACTGGTGCGGATAGAAGCACTGGTGAAGGAGTTGTCGCCGATGGCGCAGGACATAATGATCCTTTCAATGACCGCCTACAATACTGGCTATACAGACGGAATGTCTGGGGACAACTACAAGTCTCCATACTCAACTAAAGATGAACGAAGTGCCGACTACGCTTTCGGCTTTCAAATGGGAACAAAGGAATACGAATCATGAAAACAAACATAGAAAAAGTAACTAGCGCGATGGACTTCGGTTCACCGCTGAATCAAGTAGTGATCCTGTCGGCAATTGAAAAATATTGCGAGCAGGTATCGAAGATAGAGGAAGCGCCCGAGAACTGGACTAATGGTCTGGTCTCTTGGGAAGCTTGGAAGCAATCATGCAAGGACGTAGAAAGGAGGATCTTTGAATGAGAAGTCACATACAAGTAGAACTAGAACTGCGAGGTAGAGAATGCTTTGCCGAGACTGAAGTATATTGGCAACTGAAGCACTGCGAGTGCACTTCCACCCACGGCGACGACAAGAACTGCACTGAAAAGTGGGACGAAGTCGTAATTGAATGCGTGGATATCTGCGCAGTTAAATTACTGAATGACGCCGAAGACGAAGAGATCGACTGGCTCAAGGAGGAAGACATGCAGGGAATACTATTCCCGCTAACAAAAGAAGAACTGCGACTAATACGAGACCTCGCAGGCGAACAACTAATGGAGGAAGAGATATGATGCCAGAAGGCGAACATAAAGAAGAGTGCATTGACGACATCACCAATATGGTGATGGACGAAGTCCGCGAAGTATTGGAAAAATACAAGATGCACTTTCCCGAGTGGAACGATGACGACGTGCCCAGTAATCTGGACGACACGATCTACAGATGCATTCACTCCGAGATCAGATACGCCCTAGAACCCGAGCCCGAGCCATACGAATACGTATCGCCCGACGAGCACCTAAGCAACGCATTCTGCGACGCTATTAAAAAACAGAAAGGAAACAATGAGTAAAAAAACATATATATGCAAAGCATACGTAGGAGTAATAGTTGAAGCTGAGGATGAATTCGAAGCAGAGCAACTGGCAGGACTAGAGATGGACATAGGGGACATCGACTGGGAAGCAGAAGAGTCAGCTTCTGGGCATGACTACTTAACTGCACTACAGAACTACACAATAGAAGGAGGAACCAATGGGTAGATACTACAACGGAGACATAGAAGGTAAATTCTGGTTCGGACTGCAATCGTCCGTCGCGGCGGACAGGTTCGGCTACGAAGGAACTACGAATTACTTGGAATACCACTTCGACGAGGAAGAGTTACCCACTGTCGAGTCGGAGATCAAGAAAATCGAAGAGTCAATCGACGAGAAGAAGATTGAATCTTACCTCTACGGCGACAAGGGAGGATACACCAAGCAAACCCTTGAGCAGAATGGCATAACCGAAACTCAGCTAAGTGAATACGCAGACCTGCTTCTCGGCAGGAAGATCAGAGACTGCATAAAAGAAACGGGTGAATGCAACTTCGATGCAGAACTATAACAGAAAGGAAACAATGAAAAATATAACAGAGATAATGGAAACAATCCCAGAGATAGAAGATATGGCTAAGCAGTTGTTCGGCGAAGAGCCCTTCACATACTTCAGCGAGGTCAAGCGACTGCTGAAGGAGGAAGGCTCCCTCAGGCACTTAGCGCAGACTGACGGCTACTACACCGCAATTCTGCACGACGACGTCCTGACGCACTTCACCGACGACGGCTTCCTGACGGACTGGCACGCTCCAGACGACATGCCGATGGACGACAGCCTCGAAAGGCAACGGCTATTCATGCTAGAGTTGGACAAGGTATTCGTGAACCTAGGATTGCAGAAGGGCGTTGATGCTTAGCAAACTGTTGTGCGACCTGATTAATGTAGCTATATTGACTCTACTTATACTAATGATGCTCGCAGGATCAGAGCTACAATAGCAATATAAAAACCGAGTGCCTTAGGTATTGACAACCAATACTTAAGGTGCTTTTTTTTGGGCATGGAAAAAACCCACGTATATCCAGGAGGGGGGGCTAACCTTTTAGAACCCGACGCAATGGTGTCAGTAGTGCAGGGAGACATCGTTCAAGAAAAGATGGTATCGCAGTTGGCAACTGGCGATGTATACACAACCAGAATTAGCAGGGAGATGCACAAGCGCACAGTCAAGCAGTGCATTGAGCAAATGATAGCTAGAAAGATATCGATAACGTATAAATACTTTCCCTGTTGCTACTTGGTGGTGAGTCACATAATCAAGGGAGAGATCCTTAACTTCCCTATAGAGGAAGACCTTGATGTCGATGACATACAATATATATTTAATTACGTCCTGGACTGCGTAGAAGAGGACGAGCTTTGATGCGAGGACAAAAGGGTCAGACATACGAGGACTGGGTAGGGACGGAATCCTGGATGGAGGGACAGAATACGGAGGCGTCGTTCGGTGAGCTCCTAGAGGAGAGATACCCAGGGGCTAGACCCGCAACCCTACCAGAGCAATACATGCACATCGACTGGGTGTGCTCTGCTGGTAGCATAGACGTCAAGGCAATAAAGCGGAAGAGCAGGACAGGGGACAAGTCCCAAGATATTATATGGCTGGAATTTAAGAACAATACAGGGGACAAAGGATGGCTATACGGACAGCAGGACTTTATAGCCTTCGAATGCATTGATCATTACTTGATAGTTAGAACT